TACTAGCTCCGACAGTCAAACTTGTACTGCTACTCAAGGTTGAAGTGATCTCTGCTTGGCAGGGGGAAGCCAATAGCAGCAAGATTAATAACTTCTTCATGTCAATTTGCCTGTCTCAGGATCAATTTTTTTACCCGTGAGTTCATCAACTTTTGGCTTATCTGGCACTAACTTTACTGGAGTTTCAATTCTTACTATAGTATAAGGGACTCCGTTGTCATAGCCTGCTCCTTGAGCCTTCTTTTTCTCTTCATCAGCTTTGTAAGTTCCATCTCCTCTTTTCTTTGCAGTCTCAAGCCCGAAACTAGCTAAAGCTCCCGTGAAAACACTTGCTATGAAAGTCGGATCTATTCTTTCTTGCTCCCCTAATCCTGGGATAGTTACATAATTAAGTGTTAATATAAACCCCGACCAAACGACAACTCCCAATCTGACAAATGTAGAAAGAACTTGTAACTGTTCTTGCTGATCATCTAATCCTTCTTTCAATTTTTGCAAAGGATTCTTTTTCTTTTGCTCAGATGGTTTCTTTTCTTCCATGAAATTCAGTGGTAGGCCGTCCTACACTAGGCATAATTCTTCATTTTGAACAGTGGAAGAAATCACAGCAGCAATCATTGGCGCATCTGTCAGTGTCCTTATTATGATTTTAAGCAATGTAAGTAACCGCCGTGATCGAGATACTCGAGAGCTATTTAGACGACTCAATGCATTAGAACAAACCGTCGCCGGACATCATCCACCACAACGTGACTGGAGAAAACGCTAAAGAGGATTCTGAGGAAAGACTGCCAAGTGTTCTACAGGAAAATCCAACTGTTCCCATACATCACTATTCCCTGCAATCTCCCATGCCATATCCTCTGTTTCAGCTATCACAACTGTCTGGAAGCCACCAGGATATAAAGACTCATAACCAACAAAAGCAGAAGGGACACGCACAACCCATCCTCTAGGTCTGTACTTAGTGGTTTCCGTAGGTCTTGATCCATCCACTCTTCGCTCCTGGTTTTGACATTTTTTCAAGAGGGACACCAAGTATTTGTGCATCGAGAATGCTCTCAATATCACCTTTATACGCTGCCAATTCCAAGTCCCAGAGTTCTTGTTCACGTTCTTTAATAGCTCTATCTTCATCTATAGCAAGAGACTCGTTCCAATACTGAACTGCACCAGCTAATGAGTCTAATCTGTCATCATGTTGTAAACATTGTTTGTCGACAGTGAGATGAGTTAATTGATGAAACAACTGATATGCCAAAGCTGTCTCTACGGAATCATCATCTCTAGCTTTGGAATCATCTTCAATTACCGAGCGATTAAAAATCAACCGATGTTGATTCATCACTGGTTCAAGAGCATTAATAATTCTTCTTTCCTTCTGGACGTTGCTCCTGGTCGGTTCAATCGTACAAGGATAGATATTTCTTAAATATGGCTGCAGGAGGCTCTCCATCATGCCTTGACCAAACTGATCTTCCAAGAGGATTAACTTAACCTTTCTACGCTTTGCAGCCTCTGCCAGACCCCTTAGAACAGGCTCGGTATATCCTTCACGGAAGGAACCCACCTCCAATACAAATAAATTTCCATTGAGATGAGCGACAATAGAATAAGCAGTTTCATCTAGACCCTTACCTGAAGGATCTATAAACATTACACAGCCTTGGAAATCAATCCACTGCCCATGTATAAACGCTGGCCTGTGATAATAATCTCCACTAAATCCAACAGCAGGTAAATCATTAATCCGATATTCAGCACCTGAAGACCACACTACTTTTTCTGGTGCTTCCTGATTTACTTCTAAAACGATTAGGTCAGATAATCTAAGAGGGAAACGATTTAGATCACTGAGGGTTGTATCTAGTTGAAACTGAAGCGTGAATTGCGATTTACCATAACTAGCTTCTCTTTCGACCAAATCCATCTCATTAAAACGATCAGGATCAGTTGGCTCATTAACATGTTCGACACAATTATCTAATATCATTGGTGCTAGAGATGCACCATATTTCTGTGGTTTCTTTGGATATCTAGAAGGCCAAACTCTACAGGTATAGCCTTTCTGTTGGAGCTTATTATATATACTTTCTTCCGTCTGAGGCGTACCCAGGAACATAATTTCTCCCCCTGGTTTCAGGATCGCATTAAATTCTCCGACAGATACAATTAATTTCTCTCTCATCCCTACAGTCCAAGCTGTATTAGGAACCTCGCAGTCATCTGCAAGTATTAAATCTGCTCTACTACCAGTTAACTGTCCAAAAATACCGACGGACTTAACAGACGGTGACTGATCTGGTGTCGCTGGCCTTACATCAAATCTATTACTAGCACTTCTTTGCTCATCCCTATCTGGTTCTAAGCACTTCAATATATCCATTTCCCTAATCAGCCTTAAACAAAACTGTGCAAAGTCATCTGCTCGCATCTTGCTGGCAGATACAACCATGATTTTCTTCTGTGGATCATTCCTTAACAGCCACAACACATAGGCTGCTGCCATCCAACTCTTACCAACACCACGAAAAGCTTCAATAATCCTTCTCTTTGGTCCATCTTGCATGTATTCAGCTATATCTAACTGAACCGGTGTGGGATTAGGAAGTTGTAAATGCTTCCATACGACAACTAAAAAGTACCTAAAGTCTTCCCTAAACTGCTCAGGTAACGGTACCCACTTCTCTTTCACTTACTCAAGCCCTTCTCTTCTTAAAGGCTACGACATTCTCTATATCTGGTAACTGTTTCGCTAATTCCCCAAAAGCTGTACCTTCCACTGGCTGCGCTGTAATCTGATTATCCTTTAAAAACTGCCTGATAATATTTATTGTCGCTGGATTCTCATCCCCTTCTCTTAACTTATCCAACAAATAATCCGCTAACTCTGAATGTAAGTCACTAAGTACATCCGTTGTCTTCTTTTTACTCATGACTAATCCCTTTTTACTAATCATACACAGTATTGGCGGGGGTCTCACCCACCACAGGAAGACCCCCTTGTTAGCTCACTGGTAAGACTAGCTAACCTTATTAATTCTACTCCCCAAATCCATTACTATCACTAAGTGTCCATATATGAATAGAAGTTATTCCTTATCCCCCTCTATTAGATATCTGTTAGATCCCCACAGTTCCTATTTTTTATTGGAAAAATGTGAGGGGTTAATCGTTATGTAGGACGGAGAGAAATACCCCCCATGCGTGTCCAAAATATGTCCAAATAAGGGGGAGGGGGTATAGGTTCATTGGTATCACTCGACTTTTAATGCCTGCATAACTGTGTGTATGACAGTTACGCAAGGCTATTCGGTCGATTTATAAGCAGTTCTCAGTACTTGTATTTCTTTTAGTTTATAACCGCAAGCGAGCCGAAACAGGAACGAGGGGGTGACGAATCCGGCAAGTCTGATATAGTGAAGGAGTACCCACCACAATTCGTTATGGAGTCATTAAGAGACAGTCTTGATCAAGTTAGTTATGCCTTAGAGGATGCCGAGAAAGTAGTTGATGCTCTCAAGGAACTAAGGAAGGTAACAACAGAAGAGGACTGGTCCAAGATGAACGACATGCACCAAGGATTTCTAATGGAGTTATTGGATGCAGCATGTGACCTGGAAGAGACCATGAAGATGGACCAGGACAAAGACGATAAGTAACCAGGCTTAGGGAATGGTTCAACTCCATTCCTCGTCATTCCCTCAAAAGAGGGACTACCCACCACAAAGAGGATTTATGCTTTCACCTTTATTTCTTGCACTAGAGGAAAGATTTGATTCTATTGATGAGTGCCGAGACGTTGCCCGATATGGGTGCGGAATGGGAGTTAATGGCTTTATTTACTACTGGGAAACAAAGAAATTTTTCAATGAACACCAAGTAGAAATCGAGGCCTATCTTGACGGTATTTATGGGGAATCACTTCTAGAAGACTTGAGCAAGAATAATGGAACTATTGACCAAATCATTAATGAAATGGTCTGGATAGTTGTTAGAGATCATTGCAGTTGTGTCGCTGGTAAAGCTGACGAATTGCAAGCGGTCTGACTCTCTCTCTCTGTCCTACGGGACAGACTGAGGGACTCACCCTCACAAATCCCACCATTTAATTTATTTATCGTGGCTAGACAAACTATTGCTTCACTAACAGAAGAAAAGAATAATCTTCTTTCTGAGTTAGAAGAACTAAGACCAATTAAAGAACAATTAAATTCTTTAGCTGTGGTCTTAGCAGTTGTTTTTATTCTTGGAGTTCTTTTCTAAATGAAACTCACACTCACGCTTGAGACTGACAACGCTGCCTTTAACACAGGCAGCGAACTTAGTCGAATCCTTCATAAGCTCGCCACTATGGGGCAATGGGATAACCTTCATTCATATTATGGAGAAGGGGAACAAAAGCTAAGAGATAGCAATGGCAATGTCTGTGGCACTTGGTCCATTGTGGATGAGGAAGACATTGAATTAAGAAAAGAAGAAGCACCAACAGGCACACCTAAAGCTTTATTTGGTGACTATCGGTACACGTGCGAGCCTGATTAAATGATCAGGCATAGCATTGGGACAGCGCTAGGTTTAAGTATCTACGCTGTCCTCTTTTTGTCACTGTCTAACTCACCGGCAGTACAACAACCAACGAGGGATAACAGTGCGGAGTCTCAATTGAGCAGGCGTGTCAACCCTCGACTAACTACCCACCAAGGATTCAATGCCAAGACCTAAAGATCACTCGGACATACGCATCACACTTGCGCCAAACTACAAGGCTATCGTTGATGAACATGCTGCTCTGAAAGGAAAAAGAGTAGGTGTAGTTATACGAGAACTAGTAGAGACATGGTGTGCTGACGAAAGGGCAAACGCATGGCTTCAATCTCAAAGAGAGAAGGGCTAGACTCATGTCTATTACTTCAACTAAGAAGATCATCTGCACAGATGGTAAGTGCATAGTCACCGAACACTATGCACCCATGCGTAAAGCTTCCCGAGTAGGGAGTGTAGGTAAAAACATCAAGTGCCCTCATTGTGAAAGAACAGTGAGGGCTTTTAACTTGAGCTTTCCCAGTCTCACTTGTCCCACTTGTAAGACTGATGTCCCTAAATATGAATGGATGATTGAACGTGGATCTTGATACCGAACTAAAATGGGAAGACAAGATGAGTCTCAGCGGTCAACAATACCGGAGATATAAAGAGAACTCACGCAAGCTCACAAAGGCACAGTCTCTGTCTTCTTGGGGAGAGGGACTGTGTTCTTTTGGTTATGAGAAAATCATTGAGCATGTAGAAGACATTAAAAAAAAGGTTGAGTCAGGTGTGGCTGGTATTGCACACTCCCAACTCAAACCCCTATTACAGCTTCCTTCTGAAGTGGTAGCAGGCACCACAATGAGAACAATAGTAGATCAATTAACTATTGCTCCAAGTCTTCATCAATTAGCAATGGAATTAGCTGATAGATTGTGGATAGAAGCAATGCTTAATCGTTTAACTAAAACGCAAATCAAAAAATATCAAAGAAGCAGACAACGTAAGCGACATAAGATAGAAAGCCTTAAACATATGCAGAATACAGAAGAATGGACAGCTAAAGAACGTATGACTTGTGGAGCTACATTAATATATATAGCAGAAAAAGAGACAGGTTTAATTAAAATTATTCGAGATGATTTACCTAATAAAAAACGTAGAGTTGTTCAACCTACAGAAGAATGTATGAAGTGGATTAGTGATGCTCAGTATGCAGACGAACTAATGACACCTCACTATTTACCTACACTTATACCACCTAAAAAGTATAATAATAAATTAAAAGGCGGATACCATAACAAGAGAATAGCAATTGATTTATTTAAATCTAACAACGAATTACTCTCTAAGATATCTAAAGGTAACGAACCTTATATACAAGCAGCAGAAATCCAAGCGAATGTAGCCTGGAGAATTAAGTCTTGGATGTTAGATGCTATTACACATGCTTACGAACAGAACCTAGAAGTAGGTTGTTTAATACCTATTAATGGCTGGCCCATTCCTCCATATCCTAAGCACCTAGATGAAGATGATCCTGCTGTATTGAAATGGAGAGTTAGAGCAAGATCATTACATATAAAGAACGAGGCAAGTAAAAGCCATAGGATTCATAACGCTATCTTGCTTAATGTCGCTAGACAAATGGCAAGTAAAGGAGAATTCTTTTTTCCTGTTCAACTAGATAAGCGAGGAAGATTTTATTACCGTCCGCCATACTTAAACCCACAAGGCAATGACTTAGCCAGGTCATTATTGGAGTTCGGTTACTACACATATATACAAACAGAAGAACAAGCCCATTGGTTACGCATACATGGAGCAAATTTATATGGACTTAAGTCTGACTGGAGGACTCGTATCGATTGGGTAAAAGAACACGACCAGTTAATCAAAGGAGCAGGTAATGATCCTTGGGCTAACCCTCAGTTTTGGATGAGAGCAGATAAGCCTTGGTCTTTTCTTTCTTTCTGTCGTACCTATTACGAGTGGAGTCTTGATGGTCCGGCGTATAAATGTCATCAACCTGTAATGCTGGACTGTACTGCATCTGGAATACAGCATTACTCAGGATTTCTAAGACATGAAGGCATGGCTGAGATGGTGAACTGTAAGAACAGTGATAAGCCACAAGATATTTATGCAGTTGTTATGCAGAAAGTTAATGATCGACTAAGAGATGAGAAAGATGAGCACGCTAGGAAGTGGTTAATGCTTCAACCTGATAGATCATTAGCTAAGAATCCTGTGATGTGTATTCCATACGCCGCTTCATACTCAGGCTTTTATAGCTTTGCTTATAAGTGGGGAATTAAAAGAGCTAAAGATCTATATGGGAATAAAAATTGGATGAGTAAGAAAGGATCTGCCAGTACTATTCATTACATGGCAAAGATATTGCATGAAGAAACTAGCAAGACAATAGAGCCAGCAGTCCAAGCAATGACATGGTTTAAAGCTGTAGGTTCAGCGGCTGGCAAAGCTAATACACCACTAAGATGGACAACACCTTCACAATTATTAGTACATCAACAATATAATAAGACTCAAGATAGACGAATAAGACTTAAGTATTCATCAGACATTTGCTTAGATATTAGAGTCAAAGAAGACTGTCCTACACTGAATACTACTAAGATGAGTAACGGTTTAAGTGCAAACATAATACATTCAATGGATTCTGCTTTGATGTGTGCTACAACTATTAATGCGACAGCAAAAAATGTTATCAACATAGGAGGTATTCACGACTGCTTCATCGCAACTCCCAGTGAAATGAGTGCATTAAGAGATGCAGTTCGAGAATCTTTTGTCGATATCTATAAAGATGATTGGCTAACAAGAATCAAGACTGAACTTAAAGCACAAATTCCCAAGACAAAACAAGAGGATCTACCTTCTGAACCCCAGCTAGGTAACTTCGATCCAACACACACACTGTCCTCAAATTATTTCATCACTTAATCAAATGGATTTCATTGATCTCAAACCAATTCAACTGACCACACCTGAAAACACAAGACTTACTTGGTCATGGCTTGTTAATGCAGATGACAAGTTCCCTCCTGCCAGATGGCAAGTAACAGCAGTCATTCCTAATAGCCCTGCTGCTGTAGAGCTAGGAGAAAAACTAGATACTTTCTATCTCAACTTTAAGAAAGCATTGAAAGCTGCCTTCCCTGACAAGAAGAAGGATGACTACAAGTGGAACGACCTACCTTATAAGTGGGCTGACCACGATGAGCTAGGTCTTAAGAATGCTTTGATCCTCAAGTGCAATAAGAAGACACATACACAAGAAGGAACACCCAAAACACCACCAATTATTTTTGATAGCAGTCAGAAAGAACCGCTAAACGATGAGCAGAAAAGGAAATATATAAAGATTGGTCCAGGTACTACAGCACAAGTAGCCCTGTATGTCAGTCAGTACAACCTAGGTGTCGGTACTGGTATCAGGCTTACACCTGCTGCTGTAAATATTAAAAACTTTATACCCTTTGGAAGTCAGGCTAATAGTGCTCAAGACTGGGGGTTCACAGTTGATAACGAACCCACCAAAAAACAAGATGCCACGCCATCATCAAGGAACACAGACGACTTCGACTTCTAATAAATATAGAAGTAAGTTCGAAGCTTCCATCGCTGCTAAGTTACATGCCAAAAATGTCGCCTTCACGTATGAATCTATACGGCTTGACTACACCCTCGAAGGAAACTACTGCCCAGATTTTATTCTCCCGAATGGTGTCATCGTTGAGACCAAAGGTCACTTCAAGTCCGAAGATAGACGAAAGATGGTTGCGATTAAGGCGCAACATCCCAATCTAGATATACGCTTCTGCTTTCAGAATGCTAATGAAAAGATTAGCAGGAAGAAAAATAGTATGCGGTATTTTGAGTGGTGCGATAGGCATGGATTTAAGTGGTGTCATAAACAAATCCCACCCGACTGGTACAACTAATGACTAAAATTTTTGCTGGCATTTATGACCCAAGCACTTCAGAAATAGAATCATCAACTGATGTCGGAGGTGCATTAGGTTTTTTCCCTGGAAAGAACTTACCTCCTACATTTCCTGTTAACTATGGATATTACGTTGTTGTTTCTAAAGAAGGTACACCTAAATCTCCAGCACCTAAAGTACCTCTTTATCCTGTTGACTATTTAATTTCAACTAAAGAAGGATGGGTTGTAGGGGGAGATGAGTAAAGAAATCAGATGGATAAAGGACGGGTACTACCGAGAGGAATGCCCTGGAAACTGGGAACCCTATTACCCTGATGCACCTCCTGATACAGAGAGAGTGCAGAACATTAAGAAACGTATAGCTGAATTGCAAACCATGCTTAGACACATCAATGCCTTACACCAACGCAAGAACTAGCGACAAGTATCGCTACAAAGTACGAGTCTCTTCTCCCAAGGGCTATGTAATTGATGAATACATCGTTGCAACTAGTAAAGAGAAGGCACATCAAAGAGCTTTAGGAAAATATGGGGAAGGGCATAAGGCTCTTGTCCTTGACTGGGAGCCAATCAATGCCGTCTTCGAGTAAGGAAGTAAGCAGAGGGCCATGCCCTAACTGCGACACAAGAAAGGGAATGATCCTCTTCGATGATGGTCATTCCCACTGCTTCTCATGTGATCACCAGATCCAACCAAAAAAAGAAAAGGAGTATCGACCAGTGTCAGTGCCTACAGCACAAAGAAGCAAGCTGCTTAAAAACTTACAGCCATTCAAGAAAGAGTGGCGTGGTCTTACTGTCGAAACTCTTAACTTCTTTAGTTACTGCCAAGCTTTCTATCGTGAGCAGCAGGTACACGTTGCTACTTATAACGATCAACAAGGACTACCATCTGCACAACACCTGCGATTCAGAGACAAGAAGTTTATTTGGATAGCTGACGATGGTATCAGTGGCCTTCAATTGTGGGCACAAAGTAAGTGGCGACAGAATCATGGCAAGCAAGCCAATATGTTCTGCGTTATTTGCGAAGGAGAAGTTGATGCAATGAGTGTGTCGCAAGTACAAGGCAACAAGTTTCCAGTTGTTTCGTTGCCATCAGGTACACAGTCAGTTAAGAAAGCAATAGGCGCAAATCTTAAATGGCTTTCTCAATTCGCATGGGTTGTTATCTGTTTCGACAGTGACGAACCTGGACAGAAAGCAGCACAGCAAGCACTCGAACTACTCCCTGCTGGCAAGGCAGCTATCTGCAGACTTCCAAGGAAGGATGCTAATGAGATGCTCCAATCAGGAGAAGGAGAGCTACTTAAAGACTTGTTGTGGAAGGCCACACCTGCTCGACCGGATTCGATCCGTGAGGCATCAACATTATGGGAAGAATTTATAAAACCAAATGCTAAAGCTGTATGCCCATACCCTTGGACACAACTTAATAACTATGCCTATGGTTTTCGCAAGGGAGAAATGGTTACAATTGCTGCGGGATCAGGCACGGGTAAGAGCACCGTGTGTAGGGAGTTGGCTTATCACTTCCTCTCACAGAAATTAAGAGTTGGCTACATAGCATTAGAAGAGAGTTTAGCTAGGACACTTAAGGGCATAGTGGGGGTTGCACTTAACAAACCTTTGCATTTAGATGAGGAGGCATTAGATCCCCGTCACCTCAAGACGACCTTTGATTCTTTACTAGGGTCAGGTCGTCTATTTTTATACGATCACTTTGGATCAATTGATCCAGATCGTTTAGTCGAACAAATTAATTACTTGGCAACAGTAGAAGAAGTTGATGTTGTAATACTTGATCACTTAACAATAGTTGTCAGTGGGATTGCTGACTTAGATGAACGTCGAGCTTTAGACGTTACGTGTACTAAGTTGAGACAATGTGTTGAAGCGACAGGTGTAGGTCTAATAATTGTTTCACACTTGCGTAGACCTGAAGGTAAAGGACATGAAGAGGGAGTAAAGGTATCACTCAATCATTTGAGAGGTAGCCATAGCATTGCTCAGTTGAGCGATATAGTAATTAGCTGTTCAAGAAATCAACAAGGTGATGCTGGTGAACGTAGTCAGTTGCAGCTAGGGGTTTTGAAGAATCGCTTTAGCGGTCGTACAGGCGAGGTTGATAAACTTTTATATGATGAACAGACAGGGCGACTAGTACAACCCACCACTTTTTTTCAATGACTCTACTAATAGATACCGACATGCTTGTTTACTCTTGCTGCTGTGCAGTAGAGGAAGACTTCAAGTTCAACGATGACCAGCATGTACTTGTCTCATCAGAACGTGATGCATTAGATTGCATAGCCATGAGACTAGAGGAATACCAGTCTATCACTGGGGATAGAGGCAAGATCATTATGTGTCTCTCTGACTATCCAACATTTAGACATGAAGTTTATGGTCAATATAAAGCTAATCGAATAGGTAAACGTAAGCCCTTAGCTTTTAAGAATGTAGTCGAAGCAGTCAAAAGATATCACGATGTTGCTGTCTATCCCAACCTTGAAGCTGATGATGTGATGAGCATCCTTGCGACTGAGGAGATACACCCCACCCGTGTCATAGTTTCAGGTGATAAAGATATGAAGTCAGTACCCTGCATTCTTCTGAGGAATGGAGATCTTGAAACCATTTCTGAAAAGAGGGCAAATAGAAACTGGATGGTGCAAACTTTATGTGGTGATAGGTGCGACAACATACCTGGGTTGGTAGGTGTCGGGCCAAAAACTGCTGAAAAAATTTTGGGAGATTCAGAAACTCTTTCTGATATGTGGGATAAAGTAATAGGTGCATATGAGAAGAGGAAACTTACATACAAATCAGCATTACTTTCAGCACGACTTACTAGAATCTTGAGACATGGAGACTACGATATATATAAACAACAAGTAAAACTTTGGGAGCCCACCACATGATTGATGAAGACCTTTGGCCACCTATAGATGAAGCTCTTATCAGGAAGTTAAAAGAGATCTATCCTGATAAATGTCCTTCAATTGATACACCTGAAAGAGAGATATGGAGATATGGAGGTCAAGTAGAATTGGTTAGAATGCTTGAATCCGTATATGATGAACAGAATACTATCGATTAAAGCGAGTGGCTGTACCTGATTGGAATGCTCAAATTGATCAAGCGTATGCAACGATGCTTGACAGACCTGATGGTCCCCTCGATTCTGGCAGGGAGTATTGGCAAGGTTCTATAACCGATTCATACAATCGATATAAAAACGTACAGGGATTATCAAACACTGCTGCAAGAAACAAAGCAATTTCTGATTTCAGAGCCAACATTGGCAGACATGTAGGTGTTGACTCAGGTACAAGGGGTATAGGTAAAACAAATGTTCCTGATGCAAGTGGAGGATACACATATGGAGATACCCCTCCCATTAATACTGATGTTATAGACATGAGAGGTGCTACCTATGAGTTCTCTGATGGCAGCACAATGACAGGCATACCTGCTCATTACGAAAAGGTACAAGAAGCTTTTTATAATTCTCTTGGCAGAGCACCAGGAACACAAGGAATGGTGTACTGGTCTAATGATATTCAGGCTAATATAGATAGATTAGTAGACTCAGGTATGAGTGAGGAAGCAGCTCTAACAGAAGCAACAGGCAGATTGTATGGTGCTATTGCTGCCAGTCCTGAATTTGCAAACTTAGCTTATGCTGATGAAGGTGTAGATGATACAGAATATGACATAGATCAAATCGGTGTAAATCCTCAGTATCCAACCCCATACGGATATGGAACTCCTATGCAACCTTTCATAATAGGAGGAGGAATGGGAGGAGGAGATACTACTATTGTTACTCAAGCAAATAGATCACCGACTGCTGGAGATAAGAATAATCAGCAATTAAAAATTCCACCTAAAGTAGTACAAGGTGGTAACAGACCACAGTTTTATAATAAACAACAGGCAAAAGGTGGTAACACTGCTGGTGGTGCTGGTGGTCTAGGTATTCCAGGGAGGACTTACTAATGTGTGGCGGCGGCGGCGGTTCTTCTAACGAAGAAGCAAGACAAGAAGCTGATGAACGGCATCAGGAAAACATGGACTTGCAAAGAGAATCAATGGCTGAACAGAAGCGACAGTTTGAAGTGACTAGAGCAGAGAACAGGCGTAGATATGAGGAACAAAAAGCAATAGCAGAAGCAGCTCCACCACCACCACCAGAAGAGACAGCAGGTGTAGCAACACCAGCTATTGAATCACTAAGAATACGTGGCGCTGGAAGAAAGAATTATATAACTGGCCCTGTACAGGCAACAGGTAGAAGCACTAGAAATAGGAGAGTATCAGGTGCAAGCCTTCATATCTCTTAAGCTATGGATTTAAATATTAATGAGATTGATTTAGTTCCAGGCAAAGGAGCTAAGAACAAACCGAAAGGGACTACGTTAGCAGGTCGATATGATCAGCTAAAAACTAATCGTGATCCGTTCCTTCAAAGGGGTAGAGATTGTAGCAAGGTAACGATCCCATCTATCTGTCCTGACTCCAATCAAGGAGATCATGGAAAACTTAAGACCCCTTGGCAAAGTACTGGAGCCAAAGGTGTAACTCACTTATCACACAAACTTGGGACAACTCTCTTTCCTCCTAACACTCCCTTCTTTAAGTTAGAAATAGACAGCCTTGCTTTACGCATACAAGAACAAGGACCAGAAATTAAGACAGAGTTAGACACGGCATTAGTTCAAGCCGAGCAAGCAGTAATGACTCAGCTTGAGACTATGAGTGCAAGAGCCTCACTCAATCAAGCATTTAGACAATTACTAGTAACAGGTAATGTTCTTCTTTATGTATTGCCTGATGGAATAAGAGTTATCCACCTTCAGGATTACTGTGTCGTTCGTGATCCAATGGGTCACGTTACTGAAATTCTAATAGAAGAGGAAGTTTATCCTGAAGCATTACCTGATGGATTCCTACCTGATCAAGATAAAGAAGAAGAGAACTTAGAACCAATAAAGAAAAGTGTAAAGGTTCATACCTGTGTCAAGTTTAAAGATGAAGTAGCTACTTGGTATCAGGAATGTAAAGGCAAAGAGATCCCTAATACTTATGGTCGTTGCCCTCAAAATTGTTGCCCCTTCATCGTTTTGAGATATGACAAATTAGATTCAGAAGACTATGGACGTTCACATACTGAGCAGTACTACGGTGATTTAACTGCACTTGAATCTCTGTATCAAGCAGTGATTGAAGCAGCAGCAGCAGCCAGTAAAATTTTATTTCTTTGTAATCCCAACGGTACAACCCGACCTAAAACCCTATCATCCGCAGCAAATGGTGCAATCGTACAGGGGAATGCAGCAGATGTAACTGTCATCCAGGCACAGAAGCAGGCCGATCTACAAATAGCTAACACAACTATTGATCGTATCGAGAGTAGAATGCAATTTGCTTTCTTACTTAACACAGCAATCCAACGACCTGGTGAAAGAGTTACAGCAGAGGAAATCCGTTACATGGCACAAGAACTTGAAGCAAGTATCGGTGGCTTCTACTCCATACTTACTCAAGAACTACAGCTACCTCTTGTACGTAGGTTGATTTATATATTGCAAAGAAAAGGTAAGTTGCCTGAGTTCCCTAACAGTCAGGAGACAGGAGACCCTCTGATAATGCCTAAAGCTGTAACAGGATTAGAAGGTATAGGGAGAGGTGATGATATGAATAAATTAACTGAATTCTTAACACTTACTCAGAAAGTATTAGGGCCAGAGATATCACAACGGTATGTGAACTACGAAGAAGCACTGCGAAGATTGGCAGCTAGTGCTTCAATAGATACGACAAACTTAGTTAAAACAAGTCAGCAACTACAGCAAGAAGCCGCTGCTGCTCAAGCTCAACAGCAACAGCAACGTCAAGAACAGCAGATGATGGAAGCAATGAAGTCATCAGCTATGGCTAAAGTTGCAGACAACTATACCCAACCTGGATCACCTTATGGACCTCAATTCTCAGGAAACCCCGAAGACGGAGCAGCAGGAAGTATCCCCAACTCCCTCCCCGATCTCGGAGCAGCAGCAGCAGGACTCCCCAGCGGCCCCATCCCAGGAGGAGGTGAAGGTTGAAGAAGGAGTAAAAGAACTAACTCCTATCAAAGCAGAGAAGACTACGACTAAGAAAAAGAAAGAGAAAGAACCACAGGTCATTAAAGATGGCACTAATCACATCACTATTAAATAACTAATTACTTTTCACCCATCACAAACTAATGCCAGAACCAATCGTCATCTCCGAAGGAGAAACCACTGCTGTCTCACCTGAACAAGAGGCAATCTCAAAAGCAGAAGAACAAGATCGAGCAATGGTCGAAGACCATAAAGCTAGACAAGAAACTCCACCAAGTAAACTTGCAGGAAAATATGAATCAGTTGAGGAATTAGAGAAGGGATATAAATCATTAGAACAAAAACTAGGGAATAAGTCGGAAGAGATATCTGAATCAGAAGAAACATCAGGGACTAGTAATGCTTCAGAAATCTATGGTGAATACATAGGTAGTCGCCTTGATGAAGCTGGTGTTGACTACCAAGGTATGAACACTAGATGGCAAGAGACAGGTCAGCTAGAAGATGACGACTACAAAGCATTAGAAGGTGCTGGCTTCAGTAAAGATATGGTTGAAGCATACCTAGATGGTGTGCAATACAGAGCAGCTCAAGACTCAGAACTTGCAGCTAAAGAAGTGACTGCAATCAAAGAAGAATTTGGTGGAGAACAAGTCTACGACGAAATGATTACATGGGCTGCTGGGAATCTGGATCAAGGTGAGATTGATGCATTCAACTCTATGCTTAAGACCAGCAACCCACATCAAATAAGGATTGCTGTCGCTGGTATTCAAGCTGCTTATATGAACAACGCACCAAGAGAACCTAAGCTAGTTGGAGGTAGAACAACTAGAGAAGATACAAGTAAATTTAAATCAACAGCACAGGTAGTAGCTGCTATGAGTGATAAACGATATGAGACTGATCCAGCGTATAGACAAGAGGTACAAGAAAAACTTAGTCGCTCAAATGTAACGTAAAGGGTATTATATAGATACCTAAAACTTCTCATAGAAACAACGGCCCCTTGCGAGGGATACCCTGCGTGGAAGAGACAGTGAAGGGAAACCTTTTCTTTCTTTTTTATCGTGGCTAATTTTACAGCTTCGAGACTGGGTTATGTAAATAACACCGGTACTGCGAACTACGCAAACTTAAACGAACTTTTCCTCAAGACATTTAGTAATGAGGTTTTGACTGCCTTTCGTAAGGCGACCGTGTTCGAGGCGCTACACACTGTACGCACGATCAAGTCAGGCAAATCAGCCCAATTTCCAATAATTGGACTTTCTCAAACTTCATATCATACGCCGGGCACCCAACTGACAGGCAACGCTATCAAGCATGCTGAAGCTGTTATCAACATCGATGACAAGCTCGTATCAAACGTATTCGTTGCTGACATTGATGAGGCTAAGAACCATTATGACGTTCGTAGCCAGTACACCAATGAGATGGGTAACGCATTAGCGTACACATTTGACAAGAACGTAGCAGCTACTATTGCTCAAGCAGCAAGGACTGGTACTAACTTCAACACTGATCTACCTGGTGGTACTCGTATCAAGATTGTTGCTTCTAGTAAAGCAGCTATCACAGGAGCACAGCTAGTCAGTGCAATGTGGTCAGCAGCCGAGCAGTTTGACATCAACAATGTTCCTGAGGATGGGAGATACTTGGCACTTGGCCCAACTGAGTACTACAAAATCGCTCAGACAACAGACGTACTCAACAGAGACTGGGGTGGTTCTGGAGCATACGCAGATGGAACAGTCTTGAAGGTCGCTGGTATCAGCATCATCAAGTCAAACCATCTACCAACTACAAACCGTTCTGCTGTAACTGGTGAGAACAACACATACCACGCTAACTACACAGATAGCGTAGGCCTATGCTTTAACAAGCAAGCTGTTGGTACTGTTAAGTTGATGGATCTGAAGATGGAACAAACTGGTTCTGATGTACATGCATTATGGCAAGGTACATTCATGGTCGGATCTATGGTTCATGGTACTGGAGTCTTACGTCCAGACTGTGCTATCGAAATCTACACAGCGACAAGCTAACTATCGTGGGGGCTATATGCCCCCTCTTTTCTTATGAGTTTAAATCTTACCTCTGAACTAGAGGCCGTAAACAAGGTGTTGAGAATGATGGGTGAAGCACCTGTCAACTCCTTGGCTGGTCAGTTCGGTCTTGCAAAACAAGCACACGATACACTCAAAGAAACAAGCAGAACAATTCAATCAGAGGGATGGTCTTTTAATACTGACTACGAAAGAACCCTTACCAGAACTTCTGCCACTAATGAAATTGAATTAAGTTCAGATATAAGCAGAGTTAAAATTGATCCTTATGAATACCCAGACAATGAGGTAGTACAAAGAGGATTGAAGTTATACGACAGACGCAATAACACTTCTATCTTTACAGAAGATTTAAAAGCTGATGTAACTTATATGCTCGGATGGAATGACCTGCCTCAACATGCCCGTCAATATATAATGACAAAGGCAGGAAGAATTTTACAAGACCAATTAATAGGCAGTGCAGATCTAAGTAAAATTAATATCACAGCAGAGGCAGAAGCAAGAGCACAGTTCTTAGAAGAAGAGACTAATGCAGGAGATCACAATATGATCAGGGGTAATCCTAATCACACAGGAGTATTTCAAACTTACCAACCAAGTCGTACTGTTCTTAGATAGTCATGCCTTTAATTACTTCTTCTATCCCAAACCTAATTAATGGAGTAAGTCAACAACCACCGGCACTAAGACTTGCATCTCAAGGAGAAACACAGATTAATTGTATGCCTAGTCCTGTTGAAGGATTAAAGAAGCGATCTCCAATGAGTCATATCGCTAAACTATGGACAACTTCAGCAGGATCTAATAGACCTTTTGTTCATTTAGTAGACAGAGATGGTGTCGTTCAATATATGGTTGTCATTCAAGATGGAGCAATAAGAGTATGTGATTTAGATGGAACTGTTTATACAACAGACAATGGGAAATTAACTGTTCCTGATGGTGTTAGCTATTTAGATATAACAGGTACACCTTCTGAAACTTTTAGAGTTGCATCTCTTGCTGATTACACCTTCATAGTTAATAGAGAAAAACCTGTTGCAATGTCCACGGATACTTCTCCTTTAGGACTTGTCGGTTCATCAATGATATTTATTAAAGGTGCTAATTACGATACAACTTACAAAGCAAATATCAATGGAACAGAAAAAGAATATACAACAATGCCAGCAGGAGGTAAAAAAATTCCAGCAAGTTATAGCCAATCAGGAACAACAGCAGTAACTATTACTGCTACTAATCATGGATTAGTTGCTGGTGATGAAGTTCATATGACATTTGCAGCAGGAGAAACAGCAGTAGCAGGTACTTACACAGTCTTAAGTGGTGGACTTACAGCTAATCAATTCTCCTATACAGCAAGTAGTTCTATTACAAACTCAGGAAACTGTGAAATTAAATATGATCCACCACTATCAACAGTAACAATTGCAGAGAAATTAGCAGAGCAGCTAAATGATATTTCTGGCTTCACAGTTACAAATGATGAGTACATTATTCATATAACAAAAGATGCAGGGAATGATAGTTACACAATAGGAAGTAGCGACAATAAGACAGGAGAAGATACCAAAGCAATTAAAGGAGTAGTCGATGATATGGATGATCTTCCTATCATGGCTAAAAATAATTTCATAGTCAAAGTTCAAGGAAGTAAATCTACAGACCTCGATGATTATTACGTTAGATTTGTAGGAAACTTAGAATCAACAACTCTAAAGACAGCTTCTTATACTCAGTCTGGCACTACCGTCACGGTAACAGCCATTGATCATGGCTTCACTGCTGGAGATAAATTCGAAATAATAGTTGCACCAGGAGAAACTGCTGTTGATGGTATCTATACAGTTTTATCTGGTGGACTTACAGCTAATCAATTCACTTACACAGCAGGTACTTCACTTACAGATGCTGGTAGTTGTCAAGTAAGAGGACATAATTTCGGTGAGGGTAGATGGAAAGAAACAGTCGCACCTGGAATTCCTTATAGGTTTGACGGTTCAACAATGCCTCATACATTGATAAGAGAAGTAGCTAACAATGGAGATGTTTCTTTTGTCTTTCGACAATATAAAAGGAAAGATGATAATGACAATTTAGTTAGTGCATGGGGAGAACGTTTAGCAGGAGATGAAACAACTTCACCAAACCCAAGTTTTATAAATACAGATATACCTGTCGCTATTCAAAACTTAAACTTATTTAGAAATAGATTAGTTTTATTAGCTGGAGAAAATGTAATCCTTTCTGCTGCTGATGCTTATGAAAGATTCTGGCCTGAAACTGTTCAAACAAATGTACCTAGTGATCCTATTGATTTAACAACAGGTGGTACTTCTATTAACTTCCTTGTTTCTAGTGTCGCATTTGCCAATACTTTATTGCTCTTCAGTAGACATGCACAATTCAGATTAGATGCTGGCATTAATACTGGTTCTTCTATGACACCAGACAATGCCACTATCACAGCGATGACAGCTTATGACATGGCTGCTGGTGTTGATCCTGTTGCTGTTGGTCGTAACCTTTATTTCCCGATTCCTAAAGGACCAAACTTTAGTGGTGTTCGAGAATTCTTCTTGCCGGATTCAAGTGGTTCAGTTCCTTTATCTGAAGATATAACATCAAGTGTTCCTAGATATATACCAAGTAACTTATGTAGTTTCATTGCTTCTGTATCAGAAGAGGCTCTAATTCTTATAAGTAAGGATCAACCTAAACGTTTATATCTATATAAATTCTATTTTGAAGATGATACTAAGCTTCAATCTTCATGGTCTTATTGGGAAGTAAGCGGAGCAAAAACTATTTTAGGTGCAGGAATAATCGACAGTGATTTATATGCTGTCGTTGAATATAGCGATGGTGTTTACTTAGAACATGTAGTAATAAGACCTGAGAATGTAGATGCAGGTACAGAAATGGAAATACTATTAGATAGAAAAACAACAGAACCAGCAAGCGGATCTCTTGCTCTTATTAATGCAGGAGCTTTAGGAGTTCAGACAACAATCACTCTTCCTTATCCTATTGCGTCAGGAGCAGAGATGGTAGTAGTAGGAAGATACGAAGAAAATAATACTCTTCTAAGACATGGACAAGTCATTGAACCACTGTCTCAAACATCTAATTCAATAACAGTACCTGGTGATTTAAAGACAGTCGTAGGTGGTAAAACTCCACGCTTTTTTATTGGCGAAAGATATAGTATGACTTATGAATTTAGTACACCTTATATTAAAGAACAGCCCCCAGGTGGTGGTGTTGCTTTAGCTGCTGGTCCAAAATTACAAATGAGAACTTGGACTGTTGTCTTTGATGAGTCCTCTGCTTTTGAATTAAAAGTTACTCCTGCTAGTAGAGATACAAATACATATCCTTACAATGGAATTATCCTCGGTCAATCTCCTCCATTAATAGGAGATCCATCTATTCTTACGGGAACATTTCGTGTTCCTGTGATGGCAAGCAATATAGATACTAAGATAGAACTTAGTAGTACGAGTCCATTACCTTGTCGATTCCAATCAGCCGAATGGGAAGGGTTCTATCACACAAGAGCAAAGAGGCAATAGCGTATCAACGGTTAACGGATATTAACGATATAAGACTGGTTGCTGAGAATATGAGAGAAGAAGATATTGCAGAAATTAGAGCACAATCTGGACTTGAACCATTAGCTAGTCTGTTCTATTGCTTCTTTAAAAGTAAACCTTGTATGACTATGATTAGCAGACATGGACACCAGATGGGAATGTGGGGCGTAGTTCCTGAATCTGAAACTTCTGGTCGTATATGGATGTTAGGGTGTCAATCAATGTTGGATGATACAAGCGATAAGCATACTTTTCTGCGACAATCTAAAATAGAACTAAGAAAAATTCTGAACAAGTATCCAGTGTTATTTAATGTTGTTGATGCTAGGAATAAAATCCATGTCCGTTGGCTTCAATGGATGGGATTTACATTCATTAAAAAACACTCAGAATATGGACCAGAAGGTCGCTTGTTCTATGAATTCGTGAGGATTTAATTATGTGCGATGCAGTAACAGCCAGTGTAGTAATGGGTGTGATGTCAGCAGGTCTGAGCATCATGCAACAACAGGCTGCTGTTAGAGCACAGAACGCACAGATAGAATTTCAGAATCTTCAAGCAGAGCAACAGTTTGAATACAACACCCTACAAGCACAATCAAAAAGAACCGGTGAACAACAACAAAGACAACTACAAGATGATGTAATGGTTCAGAATCTCTTCCTTGCTAATGAAGCATACGAAAGTGATATTGCTGCACTAAATTTAAGAATGATGCAAGAGAATGCAGCAGCAGGAGCAGATAAAAGAAAGACTGCATTAGCCGCATTAAAAGCAGAAGGAGAAATAATAGCTGCTGGTCGAGTAGGAAATACCATTCAAAATCTTATTGCTGATGTTCAACGACAACAAGCAGTATTTGATTATGCAACAGATAAAAATCTTGCCTTTACTGGCAAGCAATTACAGGAACAAAAACGTGGAGCAGGAGTAGAAAGAGCTAGCCGAATGGCAAGTCAACAACCATATTTAGAAAGAACGATATTAGATCCTATGAGACCTATTCCACGACCGAAAGTTAGCGGGCCAGGTTTTGCTGGGATATTAAGTGCTGGACTAGGTGGAGTACAAACTGGGTTTAGTGTTTACCCAGGCATGAAACAAATCTACGGATAGTAAACAATGGCTAGAACGCAGGGTCAAACCCGATACTCAGCAACAGGTCTTCAATCAAGGAAGAGAGCTTACACGGATGAAGCCACTGGCTCTGTCGGCACTCCTCTTAAAGGATTAGAAATTCAAGCACCTCGTCTTAATCCTCAAGCTGCACCTGTTAATTCCTTTATAAGAACAGGTAGACCTAACGCACCTGGAGCAGTTCAATTAGGTGAGCTTGCAAAACTTCCTGAACCAGCAGAGATAACCAATCTTCAAAGGCTTGCAAATGAACTTGGCTCCTTAAATGCAAATTTAAAAGGTGCTGTCTCTTCCTTTCTTAGTACTCAAGAATATATTGACGATCAAGTAAAACTAGAAGCAAAATCTATTCTTGATCAAACAGCTAAAACAGGTCGCAATCCAGAAGAAACTCTAGCTCAGATTGCTAAAGAGATGATTGTCATCTCAAGTAACCCTGAAAATGATATTAAAGAAAGAAAAGGTGCAGAGAAAATATTAACTCGGTTGCAAACTGATGGAAGATTAAAACGACATCTTCTTTCTGAAGCAAAGAAACAGGAAGTAATTAATAACGCTTCTAATTTGAAAGAAAAATTAGCCAATATAAATGTAATTGATCCGACAGAAGGAGAAGTACCTCTTCATTCAATACCTTCTAGTGATCCTAGATTCCTTGAGGCAATAAAACCCCATATTTATGGTGATCATATATTAAATCCTAGAGAAAACAATGAGATCAGACCTACAATTATAAATAATATTGCTAACTATAAAGCAATACATGATAAGAAACATCGAATATATCAGACCAAGCAATTAAGACTATCTCAAGCCAGTAGGATTAAAGGAATTGGCAACAATATAGCTACAAATGGAATGTCTTCTATCGTTGAAAGTGCTGCTGGACTACAAACAATATTAGATGAGACTCGTCTTAAGTTGCCTGGTTTAAGTATAGAAGAACTTAATAGAGTAAATGAAACTTTAATCGATGATTTAACTCGTGGATTCTTACAAAACAACAAAGGTGGCAACACGGATGTCTTAGAAGAAATTCTTGCTAGTTTAATGGTTGGACCAATAGAAGGTAGAACAAAACAAGTTGAAAATGCAGATGGTAGCGTGAGTACAATAATTAATGAAAAGCAAAGATGGATTAATCAGTTTGGTGGCAGGCCTTGGCTAGAAGAACAAATCATTTCTGCTAAATATAAACTTGCACAGAATGATGAAAAAGAAGAAAGACAATATATTATATTTGAAAAGGATAAAGCTGATACATCTTTACAAGAGGGAACTGATGAAGATCCTAGTGTCTTAGAACTAATCCAGAAAAAAGATTTTGAAGGCGCAAGAGCAAAGTTAGAAACATTAAAGACAGAATACAGATCTAATGCTATTGCTAATAATGTCGATTCTTCTGCCATTAGTGAAGTCTTAGTTCATTACGATAATGTCTTTAAAAAATTCACCCAAGCAAATTCATTTGACATGAATAGTCGAATGACAGAAATCACAAGACTATTACCAACTGCACTCCTTAGTGTTTCAGATGCTGCAACAGTATTAGATTTATTAAGGTCACTTCAAGAAGAATATGGACACGAAAAAGAAGTTGCTGATTTTGCACTTAAAGTTAGCCAACAGCTTGATTATTCAAAGCTGCCAGACGTGAAACAACAAATGAAAGGTTTAACCGATTTGTTAGGTGAAATAGAGAAAGATTGGAAAGATTATTCAGTACGACCTGAATCTGCTGGTGGAGAAGATTCAACTATAGAATTCTCCGAATGGGGTAACGCTTATTCTCAAGGAATGGATATAGGAACAGAAATTATTATTAGAAATTTAAAAAACAACACACCAGGAAATATCGCAAAAGAACTTCAACAAGTAATTACAAGAAGAAACTTAGGATTAGTCAAGGAAATTGAAAAGCAATGGTCAACAGATACAGGTGTTGAATTTGAAGGAACCTCTGAAAATGCTTTAGCAGATATATATGATCGATTTAATCTTGAGAGAGCAGATATTGGGCCTAATAAACGACAAGAATTAATTAGAGCTGTTCAAGGTTATAAGCCGATGTTTGGCCCTGACACGATTAGAGAGATGGCAACTCAAGCTTTTCAGGGGAAAATGGATAGGAGACTAAGACGAATTTTAAAAGAATCAGGCAAGAAGCCAGGTGATTTCTTTATAGAACAAATGGAGAAATTCAACGGTTATATCGTATTACCTAAACAAGAGAGAGATAATCTTCTAAGATTGAACGAAGTACCCCTTTAAGAGGAAACAGAAATGGAGACGACCATTATAGATGAAGAGACTAATACCGAGTCTCAAACATGGTCGGCCCCTGCAAATTTTGAAATACCTACTAAGTTTGAAGATATTCAAACTGAAGAGTTAACAGACGAACAAGACCAAAAAATTATTAATGAGTCAATTACAAATGATAAAGACCAAAAGATTATTGATGGGTCAATTACAAATGATAAAGACCAAGAAATTATTAATAGGCACGAAGAAATATCTGGGGAGGGAGGTGAAACAACTTCCCTTTCACCAAAGTCAAGCCTTATAAAAGCGACAGGTACATTATCTAGCTCTTTACCTAAAAATTGGGTGAATAGACAATTGGTCAGTATGATCAATCTCCCAACTCAGAAAGCTTATAACAACCTACTTGATTTCTTATCACAACCAAAGAGCATTCTAGGAGGTCGTCAGCTTGACCCAGACGAATATTCATATGAGAAGTTTCCCTGGATGTATGAGAGGGAATTCGTATTAAATGAAAATCAAGCTTTAATACAACTTAAAGAAGGTATAGATGAAAATCAATCTATAGCAGATGCTTTAGATCCTAATACATCACGTAGATATGAAACGAGATTAGTTGGTCCTATCCTGAGTGGGAATCCCTTCGACCCAGATGGAGTAAAAAGATCTCTTGTTAGTATTGCAGGAAAGGAGCACGGGCTACTCGGTAGCTGGATAAAACCAAGAACAGCTAATGAGGAAGGAAAATGGGAAGATTATAATTTCCTATGGTCAGATAAGCCTCTTGCGTATGAAGAAAATATATTAACAGTAGGAGTTCCTTGGCTTCTTACTTTTGTAGCACTGTCTAGAAAAGGACAAATTAAAGCTGATGCCTTTAATTTAAAAAAAGTAGAATCAATGTTTAGACTTGGGTTATCAAAAGGGACATTAAATGGTCTCCTTTTACGACTCAAAGCAAGAGGTCTCAGAGCTTCAACAGAAGGATTAGCAACATCTGCAATAGTTAATCAAATATATGGAACACCAGGAGATACAGAGTTACTAGGAGCTGCTTCTGATTTTGTAACTGCCCTTGGTGATCAAATGGGTGTTGATCTAAGAAATCCGATCATTGAATATTTCAACTCTGAAAATACAGCTAATGATCCATATCAAAAAGCAAAAACTAGAAATGCTATAGCTCAATTACTCATGGGGCCTATTGAAGGATTCGTACCTGAAGGCATTGGAATGACTAAGAATCTCTTAATTAAATCAACACCTGCTGTATCAAGATCTTTATATAAAGGTTTAGCTTCTGGATTTGAAACACAGATTGAAAAATTCTCAGACTTTATTTTTGATTTACTCAGTAAACAGAAAGCTGAAAGTGATTTAAATCTAGCTAAGACATTAGCTAAGAAGGGTCCTGAAACTATAAAACAAATAGAAGTCATCCCCACTGAAAGAGTTACAGGAAGCAACCTTTCAAAGAAAACAGGTAAAAAGATAGAACAGAAAGGAACACAAGAAGAATTAGATGCCCAAGTTAAAGAAGCAGAAGTAGAAGTTCTTAAGACAGAAGAGAATATAGATAAGTCGATGGAGAATCTTCAGAAAAGAGATGGTTTAATACAAAAGATTTTACTAAATGAACAAAGAAAAGTTGCACAGTCTGATGCAAGAACATTAAGAGAAACAGATGCAGTATTAAAGCAAACAAGAAAAGGTCGTAAGAAGATAGAACCTGGTACACCTCATCCAACAGATCCTAATAAAGTTAGAAGTAATAATGGTAGATGGGTTACTAAGGCTTACTACGACAAAGTTAATAAAGCATTAGCAGGGGCAGAAGAAATTAAAAAAGAAGTTGGATCTACTTTTTATCACGGGACAAGTAAAAATAATATTCAAGAAGTCAGTGGTGCAGATGTTCAACTTTATGGCCCAGGAGTTTATTTGACCAGTTCAAAAAAAGCTGCTAGTCGTCATGGATCTAATGTTCTTAAAACACAAATAGATAGAAATAATCTAGTTGATTTAGGTGAATTTCCAAAAGGAAATAATAAAGCTATTAATGCTTTATACGATCAATCCAGAAAACTAAGAGCAGAAGGTAAAGATGTTTTAATTAGGAATCATCATGTTTATGGTGATCTAATTATTGCTAATCCAAAAGGAAGCCTCTTTGCAAAAGATAAGGCCAAAATTAAAGATTTAGGTGACTCAATTAAAAAAGCAGAAGAGGTTGCTGATTCTCAAAAAACATTAGAACAAATAGAAGCAGAAACTGAATTACTAACTGACGCTGAAATTAAAGAAAAGTTAAGAGACAACCCAAAATATACAAAGTTAATAAATGATATGGATCAGTTTACGAAAGAGACAAATGAAATCCTTAAAGATATAAATCAACGACATAAAAATATAGATAGAATTATTCGTGAAACAGATGAATACCTTGATGGATTAGATGAACAAATATTTGATCCAAAAACAACAATCGAAGACAGACTTAAATTAGAAAGAATGTATGCAAGTGCTGATGCTAATAGACAAGATTTAAAACTAGAAAAGAAATATCAAGCTGAACATCTTACAAATGAAATAGGTACCAAAAGTGAAACTGTCGAAAATCCTTTAACAGAACGTCCTTTCTTTGATTTTGATATTAAAGGTGCAAAGCCTACCTATAGGCAAATGAAGATTGAATTTGAATCAGATGTTGATAGAGCTATTTATATAGTTACTAAAAGAACAAAAGGAAGTGCCCCTGCAAAATCAAGACCTTTATACATTGAACAATCTAATAAAAATGCAAGTAGTGCCAATCATAGATATCTCGAATTCTTATATGAACATGGCATCGGTGATGAATTAATTCTTAAACATGCACCGAAGATATATAACAAGATGGCTGATAATTATAGTGCTAATAGTGTTTATAACTTAAAAGATACTGGTGCATGGAAGGATGGTAGCGACTTTGATTTTGAAGATATTGATGCTTTACATGGTACAGATGCAGAAGGATATCAATCTGCTGAGAGGTTAAGGAAACTAATAGAGAAAAATGACAAGAAGTTAACTGAAGAATATCAAAAGCTTAAAGATCCCAAAGATCCAGGTGATCCATTCGATCCTAATAATTTTGATCAAACATCTTTTGAAGCACCTAAACTACCAATCCTACCGAGGAAAGGCGTTAAAGGTAAAGCTTACGAAACTCAACTTACGAAAGAAACAATTATAAGTAAAATAGACAAAGGAACATTATGGAGTCCTAGTGGATTAACTAAAGCACTTTCTACTCAACAATATTTAGATATACAAGATGTCATTTATAGAATTGCGGGACGAGATGCAAATATTTCGCTTAAACATGAATTTATAACAAAGAGAACTAAACAATCAGCATTAGCTTATGGATACACCGATGAAGTAGCCGCCAAAATGGCGGGACAAGAGATTAATCCGAGAGGAGCATATAAAGCGACAAGCGATCTTGTCGTTGTTTCAATGATGTTTAAGAATGAATATGTTGAATACAGCAGAGCAATACAAACTGCTTTCCATGAATCCTTCCATAGATTACAAACTGCCTTCCTTACACCTAAAGAACTCGAAATATTAAAAAAGGCAGCTCCAAAGTTTAGAAAAATAGTTAAAGAAAATTATCCAGAAATGAGCGATGAAGCAGTTAATAAACTTAGTGATAAAGAATTACAAGCTTTCGCTTTTGGAGCTTGGTCTAAAGAATCAGTTCAAGCTCAATATAAAACAACATGGATGCAACCTCTCAGAAAAATAGCAAAGATAATTGAGGGTGTAACTCAAATTTTCAGACAAGAATATAAGACATGGGATAATTTATTTGAGGCAGCAGCTAAAGGTGATATTGCTAAAAGAGAATTTGACGGAGTAACACCCGTCATTTCAAAAGAAATATTGTATGAAATAGATCCTGACGAATTAATAGATGAAATGGGTAAGTATCAAGATGCAATTAAAAATGGCGATATAACTTTAGACACTGCAATGGAGTCTGAAACCAGAAGATTAATTAGCCGTAGCGGTCAAACTGACTTTGTAGATAGAGATAACCAAGCATTAATTGCAATGAACGCAACAATGGAAGATGCAATAAGAGGAGCGTTTGGAAGCAGAGAAGAAGTAACAAATATGCCAGCTTATCAACTTAGACAAGTATGGGAGAAAGCAGCAAAACAAGTAAAAGAAGATGGTTTTTCCCCTGCTAAAACTATCGAACTATATGAATACGCAAGGAAAGGTGATATTCAAGCAATGGATGATATTTACGCTGCTGCTGGAATCCTCTACCACAGAGATTTAAACCTTAAGTTAATGACAGAAGCTGCTGTTGGTTACAACGGAGCAGATACAAATCAAGGTGCTGCATTATTTGGTAGAAAATTACTTGCAAGAATGGAAGATCAAATAAAGTTAGATATTGCTTGGACATCTGTTACAAGAAAAACAGCACAGATTTTACGTCTAGCTGCTACACCACATGAAGACGTTTTAGCTTCTTCATTAGATTCTGGCGTCGAATTAAAAATGACTGTCAGCAAGGAAGCTGCTACAGCAGCAACTTCTAGTGGAGGCTTCGTACCACAGACAGGATTAATAGGTGATGGTGTTTACTTTTCCACTAGTTCAACCCCTGGTCCTGTAGGTAGTGTTGAACTTTATGGAACTACACCTGAAGATATTTTAATTCTTGATCTTGTCTCTACAAATAAAAGAATCACAGACCTGATTAATGAATTAGGACTAGGTGTAACTAAGAAAACAAAAGATGGTATTCAACTTACATCTCAACAACAAGCAGGAATCAAAAAATGGGCAGCAGAACAAGGATACAGTGGTATTAGATATGGAACAGACTTCACTAAAAATCCAAAGACAGGAGATCAAGTTGTCGTCTTTGATGTAAATACTGCTAATAGGATGATTGATTCAGATGCAGCAGTTCCACCACCTAAGAAAGAAGGACCATCTATAAAAAGTCTTTTACAGACAGCCTTAGAAAAGACAGAAGAAGTTCTAGGTAAAAAATTACCAAGAGACGTTAGAAAGTCTATTAAGTCAGGAGACCTAACACCAGAAGCGAAGAAAATATTAGATACACTTGCTGCTATTACTTACTCAATAAAAGATGATGCTGGTGCAAAAAGAGCAATGTCAGATTTTATTGAAAGAGTTCCAGATGGTCAGTTAAACAGTTCAACATGGGCAAATATATATAGAAATTCCATCTTCTTTAGAATGAGAACATGGATGAAAGTGTTATTTGGTAGTGGATATAGAGCAGCAACACTTCCTATTACTCAAATAATAGGAGAATTTGGCGATCAATTAAACATGAATAATGCTCAAATAAAACTTTCACAAAGAAGGCAACATTTAAACCTAAAAATATATTCCAAAATGATAGAAAATATTCCTTATGGACTAAGGATGATGGTTGCTGCTATGAAACATAATGAGGTATTCGTAAATCTTGGAAGAAGAAAATACGAAAACTTAAGTACAAGAAGTTTTAAAGAAAGACAAGAGCAGTTGGAATTTGACTTTGAAGCAAAAACAAGATTGACAGAACAGCCACCAGAGGGACATTTCATGTTAGATGAAAATGCTAATCCTATTGCTCAAGGATTTTGGCAAATCGCAACAACAACTTCTGGAAGAGTATTAGCAGGATTTGACACCTTTATGGCTGCTATTACCGGCCCTTCAACAGAATGGGCAAGAATAATGGAAATGGAATTATTCAATGCAGATGTAAAAGGCTTTGAACCTGGTTCTTCTAAAGCATGGGATTGGGCTGCTAATAGAGCAGATGAAATGCTGAAATCACACTTCCAAGATGTTGATCTTGTTAATGGCGACATTATTAAAAATGGTCGATTAACAGGCAAACATGCAAAGAAAGCAATGGATTGGGTGAACTTTACTGATTCAGTAAAAGTACAACAAGAAGAGATGAGTTATGAATACGCAGTCAGACAAGCAAGAGAAGAAGGCATAACTAGTCCTTTAAAAATAGTAGAAAGAGCAGACTTCTTAATGAAAGAAGAATTAAATCAAGGCGGTGAACTCAGAGAAGCAATACAAGACGGACTTAACTTTATTCCAGATGCAGTAAGTAAAGCTCATGGCAGCGACAATCCCTGGATTTCTAACACTATGGGTATTGCAATTCCTATAATGAAAACTCCTGCAAACCTAACTAAATCAGTTCTGAGATCAACGCCTGGATTGAACAGGGTTGTTGATAGTTACTGGAGAGATATACACAGCGAAGATCCATTTACAAAATCAAGAGCATTAGGGGAATCAGGAGTCGCTATGATAACTCTCGCCTTTGGAGTAATGATTGTAAATAGTGGATATGTCGAAGTAACAGGGCCACCTTCTTTAAGTACAGCAAGAAGAAAAGAATTAGCAGAGAAAGGATGGCAAGCGTGGAGTATTCGTTTTAAAAATCCTTGGGCTGGTGATACAGAAGACGAATGGAGTCCTTACTATTCCATAGAAATGTTCGATCAACTTGCAACTGTTTTAGGTGCAGTTGGTGCTTACACAGAGAACTACAAAGGATTAAGACAAGAAGATAGAGATGCTCTGTTTGGAGCTGGAATGATTGCTCTTGGACAAACAGCACAAGAAATAGGAATTGGTCAATTAATTAAAGGGCCAACAAAAAGCCTTACTGATCTAATGGATTTAGTTTCAGAATTAGCCAGTACAGAAAAAACAAAAGCAGGTAGCAGAAGTCCTTGGGAATATTATCTCACTCAAAAATTGGCAGGCTACTGGCCTGGTTTTATGGATGAATCTCGCAATGCAGTTGATCCTTACCAAAAACAGATTAACCCAAGTAAACTTCCTGTTGGTTTAAATCTTGTCGAGAATGTTGCAAAGACAGTTGCAGCTAAAACACCAGGACTTTCTGATCTAATTCCTAATCGTTTACATCCTGTCACAGGTAATCCAATCGTTAGCTACCAGACTCCTGGCAATCAAGGAATAGATAAAGATATGCCTTGGTTGAAAATGGCAAATGCAAACATGCCTTGGGGTGTAACAAAGACCAGATCACTTTCAACTGATCCAGTAGACGAGGAAATGCTACGAATAAAAGGAAGAGGGGGTACTTTCCAGATCTGGAGCAGAAGAGCTTTTGGATTACCAGATAGAGTCTTAGATCAAAATGAATTAAATAGATTAATAGAAATTGGTACTAAAGAAATTAAGATACACGGATTAACAATGCATCAAGCATTAACAGAAAAAATCAATTCACCTGTTTATCAATCGTTACCTTACGAATCAGTCTCATCTTCAATATCAACATCAAGAGGTCTTTCTTTAATGAAAACTATTAAACCTTATATAGACAAAGCTAAAGACGCTTTTGAGATTGAATATGACACAGGAATAGGTTCACTTGGATGGGAAATAAAAGATTTCAGAGCCGAGAAAGAAAGAAGACAGTATAACGCAAATCGAACAGAAGCTATAATTCAAAATAGTAATACCCCGTCAGAATTTATCCAACGATTCAATTATTAAGCTATGAGTTACACAGCATCATACGTAGTAAATTCTTCCTCAGCACAAGGTACTACTGACTTCCAATTCACTTTTCCCTACATAAAAGAAGAACATATAGAGGTTTACCTTAATTACAACAAGATCACTCAAGGTTCAGGATCTAACCAGTATCAAGTAATAACTAACGTATCCCCTAAACTTATACGACTGAACACAGGTATAAGCTCAGCCAATCTAAGAGTAGAAGTTAAAAGAAACTCTTCTCTCGATTCTGCTCTTGTTGACTATGCAGATGGTTCAACACTGACGGCAAATGATTTAGACACCAGTGTATTACAAAGCTTATATATAGATCAGGAGTTAAAAGATAACCAAGGAAGAACAGTAACTATCAGCAGCTCAACTGGATTACCAACACTAAATAGTTTAAGACTAACCGATGTTGCAGACCCCACGGGAGCACAAGATGCTGCAACTAAAAACTATGTAGACACAAAAGACAACACCAAGCTAAATCTCGCCGGTGGAACGATGAGTGGTGCCATTGCAATGGGCACTAATAAAATTACAGGAGCAGGAGATCCAACAGCAGCACAAGATCTTTCAACTAAAAACTATGTAGACACAAAAGTATTTGCAGCAAACCAATTAACGAATGTAGTTGTCACCTCATCTCATATAACAGATGGAACAATTGTTGCTACTGATATTGCTACAGGAACATTAGACGGTCGCTATTACACAGAAACAGAATTAGATGCCGGACAATTAGATAACAGATACTACACAGAAACAGAGTTAAACGCTGGACAACTAGACACCAGATACTTTACAGAGACTGAATGTGATGCTCGTTATTTCAGACAAGATAGTACAGAGACAATTTTAAGTAGTGCAACATGGAGTGGTAGTGATGCTTATATAGCAACGACAGGTGCAATCGATGCACGTATTGTTGATCTTGTAGATGATGTTGGTGGCTTTGTACCTATAGCAAATGAAACATCATTCCCAGATACAAATCCAGATGTAAATAATGGTGCTGGAACAATTGTCAGCATAAAAGCTTTAGCAAGTAATTTAACTTCAAACAGTAGTGGAGTAGCAACAATCGCTAATGGCAATGTAAGTAATAGTGCGACTATTACTATCAATGGATTAGAAAATAGCAAAACATATTCTTCAAGCTTTGGAATGCTTGTCGAGACTACATCGACACTTCATACCTATACGTTCCATAGACAAACACCAAAAGCAACAGAAGTTACAACTGTTGCTGGTATTTCTTCAGCCGTTAGTACCGTTGCAACAAATATCAATGATGTCTCTAATTTTGCTGATATCTATCAAATAAGTTCTTCTGCTCCTACGGCAAGAAGTGATAGTAGTTCTCTTCAAAATGGTGACTTATGGTTTGATAACTCATCAAATAAAGTTTTGATGGTCAGAGATGGATCGGCTGGTGATGGTTATGCACCAGTAAGTCCATCTCAATCAGTATTAAATGATATTGCAATTGTTTCTGGTCAAATAACTTATCAAGAAGATCTTGGAAGTATTGCTGAAGCTTTAGAAACAGGGACTGGAAATAATATCAATACAGTTGCTACAAACATTGCAAATGTAAATACAACAGCGGGATCAATTGCAAATGTAAATACAACAGCAGGATCTATCTCAAATGTAAATACTGTCGGAGGTGCAATTGCGAATGTTAATACCGTTGGAGCTTCTATTGCTGATGTAAATAGATATGCCAATGAATATAAAATTGCAAACTCAGCACCAAGCAGTCCTTCAGCAGGAGACCTTTGGTATGACGGTACTAATAACGTACTTAAATATCATAACAACAGTGGATTCGTAGGAATCTCAAGTGGACTAACAGCAATTGTTCAAGACACAGGGCCAGCTTTAGGAGGGCATTTAGACTGTAATGATAAAAATCTCACAGAAGTAGGTACTATAAGTGGAGATAATCTACAGCTTGACTTCGGAGGACTTACTTAGTAATGGCGAAATTATTAAAACTTCGTAGAGGTACAACCTCTCAACACAGCAGCTTTACTGGAGCAGAAGGAGAAGTAACTGTAGATACGACGAAAGATACTCTTGTCGTACATGACGGAAGTACAGCCGGTGGTATCCCACTAGCTAAAGAATCCGCTGCTTTATCTTTAATAGATGAAGATAATATGGCTTCGAATAGTGCTACTCGACCTCCTAGCCAACAATCTGTCAAAGCTTATGTAGATGCAGGAGACGCAACAGTTCCTACAACTATTACTGTTGCAGATGAATCAACCGATACCTCTTGTAATGTAGCGTTTTTCACTGGGGCAACAGGAGATCTAGCACCTAAAACTGGTACAAATCTAACCTTTAATTCTGATACTGGAATACTTACAGCTACTGGATTCTCAGGTCCAATAACAGGAAATGTTACAGGAGATGTAACAGGGAATGTTACGGGTAATGTTACCGGAACGGCTGCAACAGTAACTGGTGCTGCTCAAGCCAATGTTACTTCTGTCGGAACTTTAACTGCTATTAATATTGATGGTCCTTATAGACAAGTAGCAGAAGCAGTAGGAGGTACAGCTATTGATACAAGTACAGGTAATTATTTTACAAAAACAATATCTGGTAATACAACATTTACTTTTACAAATCCAGCAGCAAGTGGAACTGTTACCTCATTCACTCTTGAATTAACACATAGTTCAGGCACTGTTACATGGCCTTCAGAAGTAAAATGGAATACAGATACAGCACCATCATTAACTACAGGTAAAACACATTTATTTATGTTTGTTAGTGATGATAACGGTTCACGTTGGCGTGGTTCAGTACTTGTAGATTATGTAAATTAACTATGGACAAAATTACTAACAGCCTTATGCAAGGTGCCGCTGGAGTTAGCGGCGATAAAACCTATGTGGATGATGTATTCACTATGGCTACCTGGATGGGAGATGGAAATGATAATAAAGCTATTGACTGTGGTATAGATTTAGATACTCACGGTGGTATGGTTATAATAAGGAATGCTACTAATACTGGTAATTGGTATGTATTTGATACTGCAAGAGGTAAAACTAAAAGATTCAAAATAACTTCATCAGGTGAGTCTAATGAAACAGATTATATAAAAAGCTGGACTTCAACAGGTTTTACTTTAGGGACTTCTTCTGATATTAATAATGATGGAGATAATTACATAGCATATGTATTTAGAAATTGCCCAGGCTTCTTTGAATGTATTACATATAGTGGAAACTCAAGTAGTAATCAAAATATTAGCCATACTCTAGGAGATACCCCTGGTCATGCTGTTCTCAAATCAAGAGATAATGAGGGTCATTGGTATTGTTTTAATAAAGGTGAAAACAGTAAAGGTTGTTATTGGAATGATGATCAAGCATTCGAGTCAGGATACGATATGTTTGGCAGTGTAGGTTCTACTACTGTTAATATTAAAGATAATGGTAATGAAAACGGATGGGATTATGTACTTTACTTATGGGCAGATGATGCACAGGTATTTGGTACTAATGGAGATGAATCTATAGTTAAAGCAGGTACATATAACGGTAATGGTGAAGATAGTAATGATTGGGATCACGACCATAAAATATCATTAGGATGGGAACCAGAATGGGTCTTAATAAGAAGAAGAGATCAAGGTGATAATTGGATATTGGCTGATGATATGAAAGGTATGAAAAGGCAATATTCAGCAACTAACAGTACTCATGTAACACCTATTTCATATTTTAATGAAACTAGTCAACCTACACCTGGTTCTTCTATTAACGATTGGATAGAATTTTATCCTGATGGTTTTAGACTTACAGAAGATTGGTCCGCTATAAATGGTTCTGGTGCTGAATATATGTATTTAGCTATTAGGAAAAACATGCATAAACCTGCTGTTAATCCTACAGATTGTTTTGCAATGGATCGTGGTAGGACTTCACCGAAAGTTAATTATGATGATATTTGGCATTCAGGTGTCTTTAACAGTGGATTTAGAGTAGATATGTCCCTTGTTAAATCTATTGACAGCGATAACTTTGATTGGATTTGGGGTACAAGACAATGGGGTAATAGAAAAATACCAACTGATGATGGTAACTCAAACACTCATTATCCTGCCCATGCTTGGACAAGTGATAAAGGTTGTCATGGTGATGGAATTTCTACTAACCCTCATTTCAGTGAAACAGGGATGGGTGCTTGGATGTGGAAAAGAAACCCAGGTTCCTTTACTCAAGGGATGTATACAGGAGTTTCAGCAAATGAGTTAGAAGTCAAGCATGGACTTGGTGCTAAACCTGAAATGCTTTGGATACGAAAAGCGGGGAGCGAGCATACTCTTGTTTATCATAAAGGAAACAATGGTGGCTCTAACCCACAAAACTGGTATACAAAACTAGGAGCTACTGATACACAACAAAACGATAATGATTGGTTAGATAACTTTGATCCCGCAACAAATGGTAATGCTCTTAGTTATTTTAAAGTAGGTGATTCTGCTTTAACTAATCAAGATGGCAATTATTATCTCTGGTGGGCATTTGGTTCAGTACCAGGAATAAGTTCTATTGGTTCTTATACAGGAACGGGCGGACATATCAGTCTAGACCTTGGCTTCACTCCGAGATTTATGATGATCAAAAGATTGACAAATGACAGTTTTCATTGGCAAGTCTTTGGATTACCAGATAAAGACAATGACAATGCAGGTACAGGTATAGTTAGTGGTGACGACCCATCAGTTACTATGGTTGGATCATCATTCTTCCCAGATAGTTACAACTGGGTAGATCCTGAAACTGACGGTATTCAAATCGAAAATGATGGTAATTTTGTTAAAGATCGAATAAATGCAAATGGCGCTAAGTTTATATACTATGCACATGCTTAATTTTTACTAATGAATTATAGAAACGACACAACCGGAGCTATTGAAACTAAAGCTAGTATCATTGCTCAATATCCAAACACCTCATTCCCTAAACCAGTACAAGATTCTGATATAGAAAGTTTAGGTTATAAAACCATTTATCCTAGTGTAGGTCCATCAACTACTAAACCATACGAATTTGCACAACATGACGGTATCGAATTAGTAGATGGTAAATGGACTTATAAATGGAAGAAAACTACTGCTACTGATTCTGAAAAAGCAAATATTGATGCTGAAGAAGCAGCAGCAGTAAGAGGTAGTAGAACGCAAGCATTAGCTGAATCTGACTGGACACAAACCAGGGATTTAACATTATCTAATGATGCTGATTGGAAAACTTACCGACAAGCTTTAAGAGATATTCCTACTCAATCGGGCTTCCCACATACAATAACGTGGCCCACCAAACCTTCTTAGAATGAAAACTGTCGCAATTATTTCTCTAACTCTTAACTTAGGAGTTATTGGTATAGGTCTTTACGGTTACTTGAATAAAGATAAAGTAATCAATATAATTTTAGATAAGGTCAAAGGGGAAATCCCTTCATTGGTTAAAGAATCAATGCCTTCATTGCCCACCACAACAGGATTTCCTAAATTATGAATCAGGCGAAAGGAAGTAATATTCTTCCTAGTCTCCTCGCTCTTGGTTTAATTGGTAGCAATCTCTTTTCCCTTGTCCTATTAAGTAAGTCAGGGAATGGAATGCCTAACCTTGCAACACTTGCGACGACTGAAAACAGTGCAAGTCAAATGCGCTATACGAAAAATGAAAATGGGCTAGAAGTTCTTGTTACTCACAACATGCACTCTCCCAAAACTGTTCTCTTTACTTCAGAAAAAAGTAAATGGCACGGGAAAACAGACTATGTTCACAAAGAATATATTGCCCATCATCCTGGTGGACATGCAGGATTATCACCTGAATATCTCCAGTGCATTAAAAATAAAGGCAGTGCAGAATCTAACGGTGAGATCGTAGGAACTTCTGTTGTCACTGCAACTCCTGCTGCTACTACACTCTCTGGAATTCCAATAATAGGATGGCTTGCTAGTGCAGTTGCTGTTAAGAAAGCTGGTCAGATTGGGAAAAATGTAGGCGGTGATTTTGTAGATTGCTAAGTGGATGGAATCCCAAAAATACAAATTAATAATATTTCTATTCCTCGTAATATTATCAATACCCCAACTCCTTCTATACTTCAAACACAACCTTTAACTCTTGATTTACAATCCCCTAATCTAATATTTGAAATCCCTGGATGTATAGAAGCTCATCCAGATTCAGGAGGAAATAAACAACTTAAACAAGACGATAACCGTGGAGTTAAAACATATTGTGATGCAGGCATGCCATCATTTAATGCAATAGATTATAGACCAGAAGATATACAACCTACACCTCAGCCAACAACACCAAAAATAAACACAAAAAAAGACGAATCTAATTCGCAAGAAAGGAATGATGATACATCCACGACAAATCAAAATATCAATATTCCTCTTAACATTCCATGTCCTAGACCTGGTGATCCACCTATAGGAGCTGTTGGAAAATATGGAGGAAAAATTATTGCTGGTTATGAAAAAGTTGGAAACTTATGTAAAACAATTTATGAGGACAGAACCATGCTCGAAATAATCGACACTTATACCCCACCACCAACAACGTTGATTAATACAAGCGCAATAGCAATAGGATCTGTCCTCGGAGTTACTTTACTCGGACAACCACTTGCAAAGTTTTTTCAAAAAAAATTGAAAGGACAAGTTAAGAAACTATCCAAAAAATTCACGAAGAAGATTCTTGCTTTGCGGGGGAAGAAACCGAAGGTGTTGTCACTTCGTGAACGCCAAGTGGAGCAGAGGAATCTAAGGAAATAGGATGAACGTGATCTATTGGCTTTTCCTTAAATGGCCTAGTTAAAATATCCGAGCAAATACTATATGCTGAGCTAGTAGGAGCGAAATTTATTCCTTGAGACTTAAACTTAGAGCACTCACGAAGCCTCGCAATCTCAAAGTCAAGCCTCTTATT